CCAAGTGCAGCGGAGGGTCTTCCGGAGGTGGCAAATCAAGCTCGTCGGGCGGCGGCTCGTCATCCAGTGGCTGCAAACCAGGACAGATTCGCCGCGCATCGGACAACAAGTGCGTCTGCAACCCCCCAACCAAGTGGAACGGCTCTCGTTGTGCGTAATCATTTAGCAAATCACTTTTGTCGATATAAAGATATATCGACAAAAAGTGCTGTTCCCAAAATCCAGAAGGCACTCGCCGAGGCAAAATTACCTTTTCCAAAACTGGAATAATGTGCTTCTATTCTACAAACATCAAGAAGGACGAAAATGACCTAAAAACCATGCTGAGAGAACATGGTTGTATGGATGCCAGTATTGGGAAAGAGACTGTGATAAACTGTGCCGAGACAAGAGCATTGTTCCATGACTTTGCAAGTCGTTAATCAAGTGAACTTTGTCTATAAAAAATAATTTAAAAAAAAAAAAAAAAAAAATAAGGAACTACTTGTAGTATATCACCGTATATTTTAACTACTTGTAGTATATCACCGTATATTTTGACTACTTGTAGTTGTTTGTTTTATTTTATTAATTTAAACAAATATTATGAGTAAATGGCAATGGTTGAAACACACAAAATTCCGTATCACATTTGTGGCTGCGGATACAAGACCAGTGATCGTGGTAATGCTAGTAAGCATAAGAAAGTGTCTTGCGGTCATACAATGGTATTAGAAGTCAAGGAGTTTGTCTTCAAGGAAGATTACGACCGCGATGTAAAAACTTCACTCAACACTATTCACGGTAATGTTGGTGTTGTCAATCAAAATGTAGATAATTCTGTTCACCAAAACATCACCATCAATCTTACGGTACCTGATAAGACAATTGTTGGGGCAATATATGATGTCATCAACAACCAGGAGTGTATCAATGAAATTCGACACGCAGATCCTCATCAGATTCCTGCGATACTGTTCAAATATACGCGCGGAACAAAGGCCGAACAACAGGTCATCAAGTATGACCCCGACAAGAATGTCGTAAAACACAAAGATTCCGTCACTGGGCAAGATGTATCGCAAGATTTGAAGAAGTTCAGGAATGAATATTTGGCCGAACAGGCTGATGTGTACGATGATGTGTACCACATCCCATACTTTCCTCTTCCAGTACAGAAAAATATGACAGAACTGGCAAAACCAATGTTTGACAACGGGAAGAAGAAGGACGACCCTATTCCCGCTGCTGAAGTTATCAAGATATGTGCTACTGGTGACCATAGAATGTACAAACTACCACACGATACAAAGAGATTTTATACACAGGTTGCAAATGACATTGATAAAGAGATAAAATCTTCAAAGTGATCACAACGTTATGAAAGCTGGTTTTGTAGCAGCATATGTTTTACCAAGTTTGTTGATGTCTGTTTTGAACCCGGATTCTGCCCACTTCAGGAATGCAGTCATGTACAATGAGCATGCATCGTGCACTGCCCATGCCACTAGCATAGCTTGGGCGATACCTGAGTTCCAGAACGAAAGCCGGGTCTCTGGAATTTTCACATCCTTCCCAAGAGCAGCATACCACTGCCTGTTTGCCTTGGGATCTTTCAGAACGTCTCCCGCAGCATTTATCATGCCACTCTTTCTGAGAGAGTCGGCTATTTTCTTTGAGTTTTCAAGAGAAATAGAAGCCATCTGATTGTAGTAGAAGTCGGGAGTTATCTTTCGCTTTGGAGAAACGAGAACTGCTGCTGGCTTCCCAAACTTCCTTAGAGCCCCGGCTTTCTTTTCTGCATCTGCTTTTTCCTTTGGTGTCGAGAGAACTGTCCAAAGAGAAGCGGGTGTCTTGTTGGAAGGATCTCCTGTTGTTGCGCTCTCATTAAACATTCCATCGCACTGTATGAAGCCTTTGGCAACAAGACGCTGCGCCATCCCACCACCTGCAGAGCAGCCACCAATGTAAAGAGCCTTGTTTTGAATGCGTAAGGTACTTCTCACCTGATTGATTACTGCCTTGGTGGTATCTGGATCGGGACCATTCTGAGAAAAGCACCCAGTCTTCTGGTTCTCTGGAGACACATACAAAATTGCATACCCTGCTTTCAGACTCTGCTTTGTTCTTGACACATCCTCTGGCATGCCATAGAATCTGGGGTTTGCCGATGGTGGCCATCCTCCATAAATAGATCTGGCGCAACCATGTAGGAAAACAACAAGACCCTTGGGGTCTTTAGGAGACTGATAAGCATGCTGTTTGCCACCTACATTTATGAGCACTGGTTTTAACCCTGCATCTGATCTATTTCCAGTTGGGGCAGGAGCGGGCTTAGGGGCAGGAGCGGGCTTAGGGGCAGGAGCGGGCTTAGGGGCAGGAGCAGGCTTAGGGACAGGAGCAGGCTTAGGTTTTGGGATCTCAGCTGATTTGGGGGCTTCTACTATGCTCTTTAACAAATATGGGGGTGTTCCATGGAGAGTAACTGTTACGGAATCTTCCGTCGAAAGACCATGATTTTGTTTAGTCACATCTGGTGTGACAACAAGACCACCTGGTTTTCTGTATGTTATTTTTACTACATTTGGATTAACAATTTTTAACACTTTTCCAATGATAGTGATGTCTGCAACGGGGCTCGGAGAAGGTGACAGCGACCCTCCTGGGCGAATGGGTGCTATGGTTCTAGACGGTAAATCCGGGAACAGCAGAGTCTGGTTCACAAGAGTTCCATTGGGAAACATATTATATAATAAAAGAACTCAATATTTTATTATCACCATATCGACAGAACTGGTATCTTAAATGATACGTGTTACTCATAATCAAAATGTCTGTCCAGCTATTCACTGGTGATGGTTCTGTCTTCTTTGTTGATGAGGAGGTTGCCAAACAATCTGAGACCATTGCTCATATCATCGAGGATATGGGAACTGAAGATCCTGTCCCCATCCCCAATGTGGATTCTGACACGTTGAAGTTGATCATCCAGTTCTGCGAGTTTTATTCAAATCACCATGTTGAAAAAGAAGATAAGGAATTTGATTCTGTGTTTTTTGACATGGACATTAACAAAATCATCCTTGTTCTGTCGGCTGCCAATTTCCTAAACATTCCGCAGCTACTCAAGAAGGCGTCTATGGCAGTTGCCAATCTCATCCGTGGACGTTCGCCAAAAGAACTCCGCACCTTGCTAGGAATCAAGCAGGAGTACACCAAGGAAGAAATGGATAGTATCATGCACGAAAACCGGTGGGCATTTGCCCCCAAGGTACAGGTCGCATATCGACAGAACTAGATTATAACCACGGGTTGGAAGCGTATCAATATACTCTTACAAACATGCGTGCTACTACCATGCGCGTTTTTATTCCTACCTCTCGCCCCATCGTAATCACTCGCCCCACGCGGGTTGTTAGGTCTAGGCTGTCTCCCACGAGCATTGATATGATTACAATCTGGTCCGAGCGCAGTTTCTCCACGAGTGTTCTCCTTGGTGTGTTCCTTTTTGGAAAAATGGTCATAGAAGCAGCCGAAAATTCATTGACGCCAAAGGAGCGGGAAATTAATTATGATTCTGATGATTCTGAAGAATAATTACTTGTGTAAACTCACACCACGAAACTCGTCACGCAGCCTCAGGTTAACATCATCGTGAATCAGACCATCAATCCATTCAAAGTCAGCCATATTACCAGTGACAATTTCGAGGTTCAGGAACAGCGCAAACAGTCTCTCGAGAGTGCCAGCAATGTGACGGGTCCCAGTTTCTGTCAGGAAGGTTAGAATATTGGGCAATACTTTCTTGGTAAAGTGCATCATACGGCAATAGTTTTTCTTGGGGATGACAAATGTGTGGAAAAGTGCCAACTTCTTGCTCTCAAGAAGAATGGGGTCCACTGGAACCTGGAAGAAGTTGCTATACTGTTGGATGATGAACTGCCACGCGCCTGGTTTGACAATTTCAAAGAGCTGCTCAATGGGGTATGGGTAAAATGCAATCGATGCATCCTTGTCTTCGGCGCAACTGCGCTTAATATGGTCAAAAATCTCAGGAGACATCTTCATATCATACTGGAAAAACCCAATCTGATCCAGACCAAGGGTCTCGATGATGTTCATGGTGTTGAAGAACACCGAGTTCTGGTAGTAGTTGTTCTCCTGATAGAACTTTTCATACTCTGGAATCTCCCATTCATTATGGATACATTCCTTGGGGAAGCTCTCGGGGATGAACTTAGGAAGCTTCTCATTTACGCACACAATGCGGATGTGTTTCTTGACATCATCTTCCGGAATGCCTGCAATTGTTTCCTCGTAGAAACGCTCGTGACCAATAAAACCCAACTGAAACATTGTATATCATACGGGAAATACAAATATTTAAGTTATTTTGCGAGAAAAAAAGTATATTGTAATACCATCATGGCTATTGACAAAGTGAATGTCAAACTCTCGTCTGGAGAAAAAGCTGCCGCAAAGAAACTGAAAGCCAAGGAAAATCGGGCAAAAGCTAACCCAGAGCTCGCAGCCGAGAACAAGGCAAAGTCAGATGCTAAGCGTGAACGCCGTGCTGCTGCTGGAAGTTCAAAGACATTCAAGTGAGAAGCCGCGTAAAATAACTTAAAAGAAATTGTTTTGAGTATAACAAATGGACGAACTCTTTCGCTATCCTGTCAGCAGTTTCCCTGAGGGCCAGCTCGGCGCTTCTACACCCGTTGGACAGTTCCTAGCCAAGATTGTTCAGAACCCGGAGTTCAAGAATTTCATCGAGGTTGGGACTTGGAACGGTCGCGGAAGCACCAAATGCATCATGAATGGCCTTGTTCAGCGCAGCGACAAGACATTGTTTTATTCTCTGGAGGCTGACAAGGGGCGTTGCCAGTCTGGACAAGACTTCTGGACCACCCAGGAAAAGGGAAATGTGGATCTTCACCTATTGTGGGGCAAACTATCTGATAAAATGGTAACGCGGGAGTATGTGCAAACCCATCCAAAATTTTCTGATCAGCTACAATACTTTGACATTGAGGCAAGCCAGACCCACGAGGCGCCTCTGGTTGGCAATGATCTACCCGATGATGTGGAGTTTGTATTTTTGGATGGGGGTGAGTTCTGTTCCATCTTTGACTTCAATGTGCTGGTGAAGAAGTATGCTCACTCTCTCAAGGTCATTGGTCTTGATGACATTGACAATCTGAAGAACGACCTTGTTTACAAAAATCTAACTCAGGAAGATAGTCCATGGAAAGTGTTGGCATCAGGCCCTCATCCAAACCGCCCTGGTCGTGAAGATGGTCCTCAACGTGGGCACACGTGGTGTTTTTTTGTAAAAAAATAGGGCTTTTTGATTTTTTAGGGCTTTTTGATTTTTTTAGGGCTTTTTTTTTGTTTTTTAGGGCTTTTTGTTTTTTAGGGCTTTATCCTAGATAAGCCACACGCTCTTTTTCGTGTGTATTATCAATCAACCGGCGATGGCCTGCCGACAAGACCACCCGCAGCTTCTCGTAATTGCTCCCAAAAGCGGCAACTTGCTGTTCGAGAGATTTGATGTCGCCTGCTGCGTGCTTTGCGTCAACCCAACTTTCATTACGTAATATGATGCGGTATTCAGCGCGATCCTGGATTGCCAATTGATCTACTGATACCGGGGTCCATTTGCGCGGGCCGAGGCGATACAGTAGATCGTGTACGATGACGTAATGAATCGCCTTTCCCAGGGTCTTGCTCCCGTACCGCCTGCGGGACAGAACTATGGCGTTGCTGTTCCGTTCAAATTGCTGGTCTACTTTTTCTTTCAAAAACGCGTCCGCCTTATCAAGAACACTCGTCCCAAACATCTTTTTCAGGATAAGAATCCTGAGCTCGATGGGCAGATCGGAAATTCTATCCATTTTGATTGATAATGGCCATTTCATTGCCATTGGCTCTTTTATGCTCTTGGGTGCTGCGCCGGGGTCAAATGACAATGCCGGGGTCAAATGACATTTTGGCATGTCTACATAAAGTGTACTTGCGGTACTTATAATTAAAATCAAACAAACTGGAAAAGCTCAGCTACCTCCCAACTACCATCCATGTCCTGCTACAAAGACTCGGAAGTCCTCACCACTCCGCGTGGCAAGACATATGTTCTGAGAAACGATAAGAAGGTGTATGTTTTCCAGGATCCGGTAACTCTGTCATATTACAACGTCATTCAGGGGATTGAGCTTGACAAGCAGCGTTACCACAAGAAGACTCTGTGTGATTATTTTTCTACAAAGGAGTTTGAGAATCTTCTTGTTCCGCATTCTCGTCGGCAACTCAACAAGAGTGAAACTCGCATGATTTCTTCTAAGTTGTACAAGAAGTTTTCTCATCATTTTGAGTCGGAGGAGACAAGTGATTCTGATCAGAGCCAAGGGGAAGAGAGGCCATACCGTGAGGCACGCAACCGGAGGATTGTGCCTCGGGAGTTTACAGTTGACATCCCCGAAAATGTGCTCGAGAGTATGAGGATAGTGTCAGAGTGGTATATGCAGATTGTTGAAGACATATCGTGATACATATTGGCAAAAATATTGATGATTAAATGTTTCCTTTGACAAATGCGCATTGACTCTCTGTGGAAAAAGAATACCCTTCTTGTGAACGCCGAGGATGTTGTCAATATTCCTCCTCAACTCATTGTAAATTCACATATATCACCGAGACACGGAAAGATACTGGGCACAGAATATTCTCACTTTTACAAGCATGAGAATCACATTTCCTGTTCATTTCACCAGAAGTTTGGCCCCCTGAAGTTCTTGCTCACCTTTGAAAAAGTAATCGAACGTTTACCGGGGGAGACTCTAATTCATTTTAGAACCGTGGACAGCATTGTGAATATGGAGGGTTGTTGGTCAATAGTGCCAAGGGGTGTGGGAACACACTTAACGCTTAATCAAGAATGCATCGTTCCATCATGGGCACCAAGACGGCTTGCAGAAAAAGTGATAACCAGACGAGTGGAAGACATATTCCAAAATTTCAAGAATCATGAATGAATAAAAGATTTACATAACTAAATGGAGATATATGCGTATCATTATGTTCTGTTGGCACTGATCGCTGCGATTATAATTGCATTTATGACAGGACACGCAAAGCTTGGTGTTGGTATTGCTGTTTTCACAGTAGTCGCTGTTGTTTTGTTTTATGCCACTGTTATCTACGCGCTAAACAGATGGAGCAGTGGGGGAAAATAAGATGTCGTTTGACCCAGGTGCCTTCAAAGTGTATATAGATACCTTTGAAGCAAAATAATATACCAATTAAACAATGAGCTCTCGTATCCAGCTAAACCTTGTCAAGCGCCTTGAGAAACAAATGAGACAGCTCGAGAAGAAGGAGACAAAACAGTTTTATCGCAATCTCAACCGCAGGGTTCGGCAGCTTGAAACGGTGAATGACCACTTTGACGATCAGAAGAAGAGGATTCTCGAGAACTTTGATGCGTATTACAAGCAGATTGAAGATTCGATGCTGATAAACAAGTTGAGGTTCGAGCTGTGCCTGAATGACAAACTTGAAGATATCATGAACGATTACACATACATTGCCAATCACGAAGAAGTTGTTGACATTGATGACATTTCAAAACAGATGATGCTGAATTCCAACTCGCACTTGTTTTTCCAAGGTCTTTACCCCACAAACTCCGATGGAAAATCTGATAATAATGATGCTTTTTATGCTTTTGTTTTTATTATGATGGCTTTTTACACATTCACAATGTAATTAAACACCTTCCTTGTCATTTGACAAAATGCATCATGTGATCCTGGCTCAGCACGCACAGCACGGTTATCAAATGATTGTATTAAAATATATGGTATCATAAAAAGATATCTATGGATCCGTTTCCTAAAGATACGCTGGTGAGTCAGCAACTCCTGTTTCCAAACCTACCTTCAACGCTTGTGGCACCAATAAGACCAGGTGATATTT